GACAGGACGGGAGCCGCGCGCGGCTTCGAGGATGACCCCAGGTTCCTGACCATCGCCAAGGGTCATTCCATGCGTGACGGCATTCCTATTCCGCAGGCCAACCCCAAGTGGAGGCCGTCCGCGCGGAGCTGGTTCAACTCTCTGTCGAAGTCAGGGCAGTCAGAGTTCTTCGAGGCGTCAGACTGGGCAACAGCCGTTGCAGCGGCTGAGGCGTACAACGTTTTCCTCATCACGTATAGCGCCAGCATCTTCGCCCAGTTCGTCAAGCTGTCAGAGCGGCTAGCCGTCACGGTAGTCGACCGCAAGAAGTCGCGCATCGAGCTAGCCAACGTGGAACCAGACGACGAGGACGAGGACGCAGCCGACGAGGCCATCACCGGGTGGCAAGGCAGGCTCCACGCTGTAGATGATTAGGACCAGGAGGAAACATGACCAACTACCTGAACGGCGCGCACGCAGCAGCCGGTATCGGAGCCGGCCGGATGGACGCCGCGGCCGGTGTCACTTTCCGCAACTTCAACATCCGGGTAGTCAGCAACGCCCCGGACTCCGTCGTGGCGCTGGAGACCAGCCCGGACAACTCCACCTTCACCGAGGTGGCACGCGTCACTGGCGATGGCTGGGCCTTTGCCAGGTCTGACCACCGGCAGCGCTACGCCCGTCCGAACGTCATCTCCCTGGGCACCGGCGGGCTCGGCATCTCCTCCAACATCACCAGCTATCCGTGATCGCCATGGACGAGTCTGCTATAGAGCAGGCCATCACCGGCAAGGGCAAGACCGCGCCGCGAGTCACACCGCTAGACATCGACGGCCGGATCGTGCGGGAGCAGTACTATGTGTTCCCCGGCACCACTATGACGGTCTGTGCCCTGACCCTCGTCAACGGCTTCGTCGTCATCGGCAGCTCGGCCGCCGCGAGCCCGGAGAACTTTGACCAGCAGATTGGCCGGGACATCGCCAAGGCCGAAGCGCGGGACAAGATCTGGGAGCTGGAGGGCTACCTGCTCCGCGACCAGCTTAGCAGAACCAAGGACAACAAGAAGGCATGACGCAGGCTCTGCCCGGTACACGGCCTGGGCAGCCTCTGCTAGCTCCGCGCGACCGGATGGTTACCATACCAGACGGCGTGCCGGAGCTAACACTGGGCTGGGAGGCCATTCACTGGGCCAGCAAGTATCTTCGCCAGCCTGACGGCGACTACGTAGGCCAGCGGTGGGAGTTCATCGAGAGCCAGGTCCGGTTCATCCTGTGGTGGTACTCCCTGGACGCGAACGGGCGCTGGCTGTACTACCACGGAGTGCGCCGCTACCCCAAAGGCGCGGGCAAGTCACCATTCGCCGCTGTCATGAGCCTGATCGAGCTGCTAGCGCCGGTCAGGCTCAAGGACTTCGACCCGAGAGTGCTCGGCGGGTGTGTCGGCCGGAAGGTCGGCATGCCGCTCGTCCAGATTGCCGCTACGTCGCATGACCAGGCTAACGTCAACACCATGCGCATGGTCCGGGCGCTCCTGCCGCCCAAGAGCAGAATACGTCAGGACTATGCCGTAGAGACTGGCAAGACGGTCTTCCACACTCCGGGCGGCGGCCAGCTCATGGTGATTACCTCCAGCCCGGTCACTGAAGAGGGCGCGCTCGTCACATTCGCCATCCTGGACCAGACTGAGAGCTTCCTGCACAATAACGGCGGTATCGCCCTGAGCGAAGTCCTCGACCGCAACGTGGGCAAGTCCGGCAGCCGGATGATCGAGACCAGTAACGCCTGGGAACCAGGCCAGGAAAGCGTAGCCGAATCCACCTTTGAGGCGTGGTGCGCTCAGGAGGAAGGCCGGCTACGGGGAAAGGGCAAGATCCTGTACGACTCGCGGCAGGCCCCGCCGGATACAGACTTTGACGATGACGCCAGCTTGCTCCGCGCGGTAGATGAGGCGTACGGGGATGCATACTGGGTCGACCGCGAGGACATAGTCGAGCGCATACTGAGCCCGCGTACCCCGCTCGACGTGAGCAAGCGGTTCTACCTGAACTGGCCCGAGGCAGCAGAGGATTCCTGGACCACCCAGCAATCCTGGGCCCGGCTCGCCGACCCGGCGTTCTACATCGAGGACGGCTCCGATATCGCCATGGGGTTTGACGGCTCGCGGGTTAATGACGCTACCGCCCTGATCGGCTGTCACATTGAGACCGGCTTTACCTTCAGCCTTGGTATCTGGGAGACGGACAACGGCCGTAACCCGATCCCTGTCCCGGAGGTAGACGCGGCGGTACAGGCGGCCAAGGACCGCTGGCACGTATGCGCCTTCTTTGCCGACGTGAACGAGTGGGAAGAGTCCACCAAGGTATCGTGGCGCGCTCTGTTCGAGGACAGCCTAGACGTCTGGTCAGTACCGGGCGGCCGTGACCCGCAGCCGGTCGCCTGGGACATGCGCTCGCATACTGCTGAGTTCACCATGGCGTGTGAGATGGTGCTTGGCGAGATAGAGAGCAAGGTCCCGGTCTTCCGGCACGACGGTGACAGTTATCTCGGGCGCCACGTCGTGAATGCCCGGCGTAGGCCGAACCGCTGGGGAATCAGCATAGCGAAGGAAGCGCCCAAGAGCGAGCGCAAGATTGACGCTGCTGTCGCCATGGTCATAGCCCGTAACGCGCGGAGGCTCGTTCTGTCCAGCAAGACCTACCGCGAGCGCAAGGAAGCTCAGCAGGCGGGTACGACCCGGAAAGTCTGGAGTTTCTCATGAGCGCCCTAGAGCCTATACTTGTCAACGTGAAGTTCCGCTCCCTCGAATTTGGTGAGGTAGTTCTCATCGAATGCCCTATATGCCTAGCACTCGTGCTTGAGGATAAGCTTTCAATGCATGTAGGGAGTCACGATGACGAGTGACGAGCCAGGTGTCTCAGTCCGGTTCTACTTCGACGACGCGGACCCGGTAGCGCGCTGCGAATGCGGATGGCATGCTCATGGTGATGCGGCCGTGGATGCATTCCGGGCTTGGTGGGAACATATCCGTGACAAGCATGCAGAGGCGATGTCATGATAATCGGCATAGACGACGCCCCTCAGGTGGCCGGGCAGATCATGCGCATCCGCGTTCTGGAGCAGACGCGGCTCGACCGGATCAGCAGATACATGCGCGGGAAGCACGATCCGCCGTATGCTCCGCGCGGAGTGAACGCCGAATACCGCTGGATCATGAGAAAGTCCAGGCGCAACTTCCTGCCGCTCATTGTCTCTGTCATATCTGAGAACCTCCATGTTGACGGGTACAAGTCTTCCGGCACGACAACCGTAGAGACGGCCTCCAGCCAGGACACTGAGCCGTCATGGAGTGCATTCCGGGCCAACCGCATGATATCCCGTCAGCACGGCGTCCATAGAGCCGTCACCAAGTACGGTACGTCCTACGTTGTCGTGCTACCCGGCAGCATGGCTTCTGATGACGAGGACGGCCTGGATGCTAACACGCCGGTGATCCGGCCGGTCAGCCCGCGCCGTATGACCGCCATGTATGCTGATGAGGTAGATGATGAGTGGCCGCAGGTTGCCATAGAGGTCCGGGGCGTCATCAACCCAATCAACTTGCAGGATCAGCGGGTCATCGTCACTCTGTACGACGAGTCTGCGCGGTACATCATGATCGGGAACGTAGGCAGTAGTACGTCTGGTGTTCAGACTCCCAGCCTTACCCTGGCTGATCCTGGCGACCCGTTCCTCAATGGGCAGTCTCCTATCTCCATGCATGGGCTCGGTATCTGCCCGGTAGTCCGGTTCCTGTACGAGTCGGACCTAGACGGCGAGACGGACTGCTCGGGCGAAGTCGAGCCGATCATGGCGATCCAGGACCAGATAAACTTCACCACGTTCAACGAGATGATGTCCGAGCAGTACCAGGCCTTCCGCCAGCGCTGGGTTACCGGCATGTCCCCAGCCGATGAGGAGGGCCGGGAGGCCACCCCGTTCAGGCCTGGGGTCGACAGGGTGTGGGCGGCCGAGGACGCCGCGACCAAGTTCGGCGAGTTCAGCGAGACTCAGCTGACGCCGTACCTGGACAGCCGGGAGGCTGGCATCCGGCACATGGCGACCATTACCCAGGTTCCGCCGTACCATCTCCTGGGGCAGATTGCCAACCTAAGCGCGGAAGCTCTGGCCGCTGCGCGGGATGGCCTCGACCGCAAGGTGGAGGAGCTGCAGGCGATCCTGACCGACCCGTGGCGAAACGTGCGGCGGCTCTCCGGGCTGGCAGCCGGCGACAAGACGATCTGGAACGACATCAACGCTCAGGTCATGTGGCGCGATACCTCCGCCAAGGCGTTCAGCGCCACAATCGACGGGCTAGGCAAGGCGGCCCAGATGCTAGGCATTCCGGCCGAGGAGCTATGGCGCCGGATACCGGGCGCGACCGCCGACGACGTCAACAGCTGGATGCAGGCCAGGCAGGATGAAGAGGCAAAGGACGTAGTCAAGCACGCGGTGGCTGCGGCCATGACGAATCAGCCTGCTTACGCTAACGTGACCGCTAATGCTGGGGGCGTACCGGCGACCGTGCCGGTTCAGCTGCCGGCTGGCACAGAAGAGGGTGCTACGGTCCAGAAGACAGCGGGCGCGCGGACGGCCCGCCCGTCTACGGGTGGTGGCGGGACCGGCGTCCACTGATGCAGACGAGCCGTAACGCGATTTCCGCGCCTTCGAGGGCCGGACCCACCTCCTATCCCTCTCAGGCCCCTAGAACGGCTCCTATCGGGCCTATATCCGCATCAATTGGCATGTCCGGGCCGCTCGCCCGGATCGCCCCGGACCCGAAGAGGGCAATTACTGCAGACTACCAGGACTCCCAGACGGCAATAGGCAATTACGTGACCGGGGCTGTACAGGCTATGTGGGATGCACACATAGACCCCGAGAACTTTGCTGACAGCTGGAGGGACCTGGGGCCAATCATGAAGATACTGGTAGCTCAGCATTATACCGGCTCGGCGGCTCAGGCGGCCGAATACTACCGCAACCTCCGCGTGACTAACGGGCTAGGCCGTCCCCGGCTGTTTAGCGCGCCGCTCGACGTGGGTCACCTGAGCCGGGTCGTCGGGAGCGTAGCCGGTGGCGAGTTCTATCACCAGGTCAGTACCAGGAAAGCCGATCCACAGCACGCCTCTACCTCCGCGCGGAACAAGCTAGCCCGAGCAGCCAACAGGTTTGCTATGCTAGGCGGCCGGAATACTGTCACCGCTGCGGTAGCACAGGACCCAGAGGCGACCGGATGGGACCGGCTACTATCCCCCGGTGCCTGTAGCTCATGCGCTAGCCTGGCGGCGCGGGGTCCGTTCAAGCCTGGGGTTACTGCTTTCCGCGCTCATGACTCATGTCACTGCCTGGCCAGCCCGGTGTTCCGTGGTAGCGGGCCGGCAAACCCGGAGCTTATACAGGCATGGAATCAGGTCGCAGGCGGGATATCGGGCAAGGACGCGAGAGCGGCCTGGGAGGAGTACTGGAGGCAGAACAATGGCGGAGACTAAGACTCCGGTTCATGAGACGGCATCAGGCCGTAAGAAGCTAGCCAGCCAGGGGAAGGCCCTGCCGAGTAAGAGCGGCGGTGCGCCTCGTTTCCCGATCCCGAACGTGGAGTACCTGGACAAGGCGATCAAGGCGGTCGGCCGGGCTAAGGGTGATCACAACCTAGTGCGCCGGTACATCATGCGCC